CCTACTGGTTCACCAATGATGAACAAAACAAGGTTAAACGTGGTCTATACCGTGTACCGGTGCAGTCTCCAACGCCTGTTCCAGCAGCAATCAATATGGTTGCTCAAGTGATACCAATGGCAGCACTCCAAGCGCCTTCTGGTAATCGTATTGCAAATGTGATAACAGACCTTGAGACCAAGGACTTGGTACCTTTCAAATATGACAACTATGTTCCTTTTGGTAACTTTGAGGATGTGTTGTCAATTATACAATCAAAACAGTTCTTCCCCGTATTCATTACTGGTCCCTCCGGCAACGGTAAGACCATGAGTATTGAGCAGGCTTGTGCCAAGGCAAAACGTAAATTCGTTTGCGTATCAATGACACCTGATACCGATGAAGGCGACCTACTTGGTAACTATGTTCTGATTAACGGTCAGATGGAATGGCGTGATGGTCCCGTTACACTTGCTGCCCGTCAAGGTGCGGTGTTGTGTATTGATGAGATTGATTATGGTTCTAACAACCTGTCCTGTTTGCAACGTGTATTTGAAGGCAAACCATTCTTACTAAAGAAAAAGAATGAGTTAATTTCTCCTGCTGCCGGTTTTACTGTGTTTGCTACCGCTAACACCAAAGGTAAAGGTTCAGAAGATGGTCGCTACATGTTCACCAACGTTTTGAATGAAGCGTTCCTTGAGCGTTTTCCAAATACGTTTGAACAGGAATGGGCACCAGTATCGGTTGAGAAAAAGATTGTTGCCAAAGAATTAGAATCTGTTGGTAAAGAAGATAAAGATTTTGCCGACAAACTGGTAACATGGGCAACCGTAATTCGTAGTACCTTTGATGAAGGTGGTTGTGATGAGGTTATTTCAACCCGCCGTCTGGTACATATCGTAAAGACCTACGGTATTTTTGGTGACAAACTGAAAGCAATTCAGTTCTGCTTGAATCGTTTTGATACCGATACCAAGGTTACTTTCCTTGATCTGTATACCAAGATTGATTCTGGTGTGGATCCAACAGCACCTGCACCAGCACCAGAAGTAACAGACCCATCGGTAGAAGTTCCATTCTAATCACATTTGCCTAAGAAAGTGTTGACTTGCTTTCTTAGGCCTGTTATACTAATTATATTAGTGAATTGCGGAGAAAGACTGCCTCTGTAATGATTTTAAAATGCAGTCATATTTTATGGAGTTTTTGAATGAAGTCAGCTAAACAAAAAGTGCTTGCATACCTATCTAAAGAAGATGGTTACAACACACTAACACCGAACAAAATGCAATCCCAATTTGGTATTGCAAACCCATCGGCAACCATTAACGATTTGCGTAATGATGGTCATGCGATCTACTTGAATAGTCGCATCAATACCAGCGGTGAGAAAGTTTCTTTCTACCGTTTAGGTGCACCAACTAAGCGTGTAGTTGCTGCAGGAATTGCAGCACTTCGTGCTCAAGGTGAACGTGCATTTGCCTAAAATAGTTTGAAACTTTGCGGAGTGGAGACATATATATTATGTGTCTCTACTCTTTTTTTATGGATAAATTATGCAAATACAAGTAAACGTTGAAGAATTGAGAAAGAATAAACTGTTCGTAGCAACACCAATGTATGGTGGTATGTCACATGGACTGTATGTGAAATCTTGTCTTGATCTACAAACCGTAATGATGCGTTACGGCATTGAAGTAAAATTCTCCTTCCTTTTTAACGAATCACTTATTACCAGAGCACGTAATTATCTGGTAGATGAGTTTCTTCGTACAGACTTCACACATATGTTGTTTATCGATTCGGACATTCACTTTGATCCGAACGATATCGTAGCACTGATGGCACTTGATAAAGATGTTGTTGGTGGTCCTTACCCTAAGAAATCTATCAACTGGGGTAACATTGCAGAAACCGCACGTAAGAATCCAGACTTGAATCCCAAAGAACTTGAGAATCTTGTTGGCGAATATGTGTTTAACGTTGTCAAAGGTACGCAACAGTTCCAAGTTTCAGAACCATTAGAAGTTATGGAAATTGGTACGGGTCATATGATGATCAAGCGTGAAGTCTTTGATAAGATGGCAGTAGAATATCCTACGATCCGTTACAAACCAGATCACGTTGGTCAAGCACACTTTGATGGATCACGTTACATTCATGCCTACTTTGATACGGTAATTGACACCAAAGAATCAATTGTTGGTGGTGGTTCTGATCGTTATCTATCAGAGGATTACATGTTCTGTCAGATGTGGCGCAAGATGGGTGGTCAAATCTTCTTATGCCCATGGATGAGAACACAGCATATCGGTACCTACGCATTCACTGGTAATATGCCAGCAGTTGCTCAGTACACCGGTAAACTGTAATGGACAAGGATGCTGTCAAGGCATCTCAAACAGCAACAACTGGTGGTCGTAAATTTGATGGTGGTAAAATCCGTTATGGTCTTTTACCACCATTAGCACTTAAAGCGGCCGCAGATGTTCTGACATTCGGTGCTGAGAAATATGAACCAAACAATTGGAAACATGTTCCTGATTCACTTAACCGATACTTTGATGCAACACAACGACACATGTGGGCATACCAAGAAGGTGAAGCAATTGATCCTGAATCTGGCAAACATCATCTAGCACATGCAATTTGCTGCTTGATGTTTTTGTATGAACATGATATACTATATTCTGCAAGTGAAAAACAAACTTAATTATGGAGTAACTGATGAAATTATCAAACAACACATTGGGTGTATTGAAGAACTTCGCTTCAATCAATCAAGGTATGCTTTTCAAAAAAGGTAAGACTATTCGTACAGTCTCACCACACAAAAATGTTATGGCAGAAGCAACAATCTCTGAAGAAATTCCAACAGAGTTTGGTGTCTATGACCTGAACAACTTTCTTTCTATTCTAACTCTTCATAAAGAAGAGCCAACAATTGACTTTGAAGATAATAGTGTTCTTATCTCTGGTCTAAAAGGTCGCAGTAAAATCAAGTATCGCTTCTGTGCTGCGAATATGATTGTTACACCACCAGAAAAACCATTGGCAATGCCTGACCCAGAAATTTCTCTTGAACTTTCAGCAGAAGATTTTGATTGGATCATGAGAACTGCAAACGTATTATCTTCACCTCAGATTGCTGTTGAGTCTGACGGACAAAAGATATTCATTACAACATTTGATTCCACAAATGATGCTGCACACACAGAATCATTAGAAATCAGTAAAGGTAATGGAAACAAATATCGTATGATATTTAAAACAGAAAATCTGAAATTAATTTCTGGTGGATATATGGTTAAAATATCTTCCAAGAATGTTTCTCATTTTAAACATACAACATCCGATGTTCAGTATTGGATTGCAAATGAAACTGGTTCAACTTTCACAAAGGCTTAATCATGGCAATGAAAATGTTTACAAATGCATCACCATCTTTTGATGGTGAATCCATTGCTATCAATTCGGATATTGTGGCATCAGTATTTGAATTGATTCAACCCGATGCAGATGCCAAATTACAGATGCGTACAGTTATCTTTGGTGTTAATGGTACAGACTGGCATGTCAAAGAACCATACCTTGAAGTAGTTGCGATTCTGAATCAAAAAGACTGATTGTTATTTTATATTATGATTTATGTGAAAGGTTTTCATGGAACATCTTCTGTGGACAGAAAAGTATCGCCCTCAAACAGTAGAAGATTGTATCCTGCCAGAACGATTGAAGGTACCATTTCAGGAGTACGTCAATCAAAAGCAGATACCAAATCTTCTACTGACTGGTGGAGCGGGTGTAGGCAAGACCACGATAGCCAAGGCGATGTGCAACGAAATCGGTTGCGATTACATGGTGATCAATGGTTCTGACGAATCAGGTATTGATGTATTTCGTAACAAGATAAAAAACTATGCATCATCAATGTCATTGGCTGGTGGCCGTAAGGTCATCATCATTGATGAAGCAGACTATCTAAATCCAAACTCAACACAACCAGCACTTCGTAATGCGATTGAAGAATTTGCAGGCAACTGTTCATTCATCTTCACTTGTAACTTTAAAAACCGTATCATTGATCCACTACATTCACGGTGTGCAGTGATTGATTTTGGTATGAAGAATGGTGAGAAACAAAAGATGGCAGGATCATTCTTTAAGCGTATTCAATCCATACTTGAATCAGAAAAAGTTGAGTATGATGACAAAGTAATTGCTGAACTTGTGAAGAAACACTTTCCAGATTTTCGGCGTGTCATCAATGAACTTCAACGTTACTCTCAACTTGGTAAGATTGATGTAGGTATTCTTGCACAAATCGGTGATGTATCTCTTGCTCAGATTGTTAAGCATATGAAAGAGAAAGACTTCACTGCTGTACGTAAATGGGTTGCAAGTACAGAGATTGATTCTACAACATTATTCCGTAAGTTATATGACAATCTATATGATGTATTAAAACCACAGAGTATACCTGGTGTTGTTCTAGTTCTTGCTGACTACCAATATAAGCAAGCGTTTGTTGCTGACCAAGAGATTAATATCGTGGCATGTCTCACTGAAATTATGGCTAATGGTGAATTCAAATGATAAATCTTTTGCAATGTAGTTCGGAAAGAGTTCCAACCTTATTTGAATACGATCATGATTTTGTAACTCAATATTTAATAGACAATATTAATTGGAATTTGGTATTTTCAGTTATGATTTCATTAAAAAGAAAATATAATACTGGAGCTGAAACGTTTATTAAAGCGGATATTGTTGGTGAGGCAATCGAACAAGCTTCGAATAATAAATTGAAGTATGTTAATGAAGTTGGTTGCGATTTTTATATACCAGAGTTAGATATCAAAGTAGAAATGAAATCTTCCAATTCAAATATATTTCCAGAAACAGGTAAAAGATTTACCACAACGATGAAGTTGAAAAATTTTCGTAGTTTAAAAATAATAGATATCTCTAAAATAAAAAAAACATTCGACTATTTGTTGATGGTTGAACCTCTAAAATGTGGTATTGTTTCTTATGAAAAAATTGTACCATACTTTCAATTATATTCTGACGGTATAGGTACAGTAGTTGATGTAAATGACATACAATTCATAAAAGAAGTATACTCTGTGAAAACAACCGACATTCTTTTGTTTGATAGATATGAACAGATGAAAAAACAGATTATACAAGATATAAAGGATAATTTGTATGAGTAATCCATTTGATTACGTCAACCAGATTCTTCAAGGTAAGAAACAACTTATCGTGGATGAACTGACTGAGAAAGAATATGTACCATTCCTAACCAATAGGTCTTTGTCCCAACACAAGGATTGTGTTTTGTTTGCTAATGAAATGAACATGCGTCACCATTTAGACAAAAAGATGCAGAATGACTTTTTACTAAATACCGTCAGGTCTATGAAAAGATCGTTTGCGAAGTGGGCAAAGTCGGAAAAAGATGATGATATAGCATGTGTCAAAATGGTCTACGGACTTTCCGACAGCAAGGCACGTGATGCCATGCGTCTACTAACCAAAGAGCAAATCCAACAACTAAAAAAAGAAACCTTAACGGGTGGGTTAGGAAAATGACATGGTTGATATATCTAAATTTGTTGAAGTCACCCTCGTAGAACAGGATGACTTTCTAAAAGTACGTGAAACACTAACTCGTATCGGTGTGTCATCACGCAAAGAAAAGGTACTCTATCAATCTTGCCACATTCTGCATAAGCAGGGCAAGTATTATATTGTACACTTTAAAGAATTATTTGCATTAGATGGTAAGTTGTCTACAATTACTGAGAATGATATCCAGAGACGAAACGCTATTGCCAATTTATTAGAAGAGTGGGGCTTGTTAAAAATTGTGAACTATGATATAGTAGAACATAATATGGCACCAATACACCAAATCAAGATCATTGCTTTTAAAGAGAAGGATGAATGGGAACTAATTGCTAAATATAATATAGGTAAAAAGAAATCTGATTACTAAT